GTACAAGTAGTCCAGCTGTTAAGTTAGATGTTAATGGTGTTGGTGGAGCGTTATCTGCTGTTAATCCTCCATTACAAGTTTGGGATACAACTGCACTTGCGGCTAATATTGGTGGTGGTATTGCTTTTGGTGGTAACTACACAGGCTCTACAAAAACAAATTGGGCGGGTATTGCTGGCCTTAAAGAAAACGCAACAGATAACAATTATTCTGGTTACATGGCGTTTTATACAAGAACAAATGGTTCTGGAAATGCCGAGCGTATGCGCCTCGACTCCTCAGGCAATCTAGGCTTGGGAGTTACTCCTAGTGCTTGGAGTAACATGAGGGCTATGGATATTGGCGATGGTGCTTTTTCTATATCTGCTGATGGTGGTGGTACTGGAGATGGGTCTTTAACTTGGAATGGTTATTACAACGGCTCTAACTGGATTTATAAATACACAGGTGGCGTAGCAACTAGATATCGTCAAAGCGAAACAGGTCACGCTTGGTTTACAGCCCCATCAGGCACAGCAGGAAACACCATTAGCTTTACCCAAGCAATGACTCTGGATGCTAGTGGGCGGCTTGCTATTGGTGTAACTTCCGTAACCAACGGAACAGCGTTTGGCGGTAGTGGTCAAGTCAATGTGGCAACGGTTGCTTCTAGCGGGTATCCATGTCTTCAAATTCGCACAACAAGTGGCGGTGGAAGTTCAGTTCAGTTTACCAATGGTGATACTGTAAATGCAATTATTGGTTACAACGCTTCTGGTGGTACAAATGAATTTGATATAAATAATGCGCTGTCTGGCGCAATAAAATTTGGTACTAACAACACAGAACGTGCCCGTATAGACTCAGGCGGTAACTTGCTGGTGGGGACTACAAGTGTAATTAGCGCAGGAAAATACTCATCGTCTTTTGCTGGTGCTACTGAAAATGGAATAATTTTACAAACAACACTTGCTTCTACTGGAAGTACATATATTGGATTTGTAAATTCATCAGGTTCTACTATCGGAAGTATTACTCAATCAACTTCTTCAACAGTTGCATACAATGTTACTTCTGACCAACGATTAAAAGAAAACATTGTTGACGCTCCTGATTTTGGTAGCGTTATTGATTCTATTCAAGTTCGTAGTTTTGATTGGAAAACAGATCAAATACATCAGCGTGCAGGTTTTATTGCTCAAGAACTTCTGACTGTTGCACCAGAAGCAGTACATCAACCAATCAAAGAAGATGAAATGATGGCTGTTGACTACTCCAAACTTGTCCCAATGTTGGTCAAGGAAATTCAATCATTGCGTCAGCGTGTCGCTCAACTCGAATCTAACTAAAGGAAACTAACATGACTACTACTTGGTCTATCGTAAATCTTGATCGCAACACAGCCGATGGTTTTGTAACCACAGCACATTGGTATGCTTATGCAGTAGATGGAGAACACTCTGCCTCTGCCTACGCAACAGTCTCATGGGCTGAAGGCACTCCTACAATTCCTTACGCATCCCTCACAGAAGCCACAGTCCTTAACTGGGTGTGGGAGTCTGTTGATAAAGCAGCTACAGAGGCTTCTTTGGCGGCTCAGATTGAGTTGAAGAAGAATCCTGTAAAAGCCTCTGGAACTCCATGGGGTGAAGCATGAAGCTAGAATTTGAAGTCAACGAGATTAACTTTATCTTGCAGACTCTTGGTGAATTACCAAGCAAGTCAGGTGCATGGCCTCTGATCGTCAAGATCAAGGAACAAGCCGAGAAGCAATTACCTAAAGACCCAGAGGCATGACATGGACAATCACACTACAGAAGTAGCATCAGCAGTCGCTACTAAAGCAGCTTCAGTAGCTACCTATGGTGGTGCAGGAAGTGCTGTGTTTTTTGGTTTATCAGCCAATGAATTTGGTGCTCTCTGTGGTGTTGTTATCGGTTTTGTTGGTCTTGTGGCTAATATCTGGTTCAAGCATCAACATTTAAAGATTGCTCGCAAGGAAGCTGAAAAATGACTTGGTTACTTGTATTGGCTCTACAGGCTGAATACAGGTGCGTAAAGTGGACATGGACAGGTGATGTTTATAACCGCAAGGTTATTTGTCTAAAGTGGGAGAGAAAGAAGTGATTATCGACCCCATAACAGCTTTAGAAGGCTTACAGCAAGCGATTGGACTCGTTAAGAAGGCTAGTAAGGTCGCAAAGGATTTATCTGGCCTAACGCCCATGATTGCCAAAATGTTCGATGCTAAGAGCATTGCAACTAAGGCGATGGTTGAAGCTAAAAGGTCAGGTAATAAATCAAACTTGGGTACGGCATTACAAATTGAGATGGCTCTTGATGATGCCAAAAGATTTGAGGCTGAATTGATGTTGTTGTTTCAGGCTACTGGTCGTGCGGATGTATGGCAGAAGATTAAAGAGCGACAGCAACAAATGGATGTTGAAGATGCCCATTTAGCGAGACAAGCCAAGGCTGATGAAAAGAAACGTAAAGAAGCCGAGCAAGAACAAATGGAGTGGGCTGTTGGTATTGTGGTGATCGTAATGCTTTTGGGTGCTATTGGTTGGGGGCTCAACGAAATGGCTGAACTGTGTGTCAAAACAAGGTGTGGTAAGTGAATGAGTACCAAAAGCAATTTGACCTTTTCTGTAAAGTCTTTGTCAGGCTGTGCGTGGCTTGGTGGGTGCTTGGGCTGCTTCAACACCTACCTGACGAGTTGGCAAGTAAAATCGTAGATAAACTTCTTGGAATGATTGGACTGTAATGCTTTCACTATTTTCTACACTTGGTGGCTTGCTAATTTCTGGCTTGCCTAAGTTACTAGATTTTTTCCAAAACAAGGCAGACCAAAAGCATGAGTTAGCTTTGGCTCGAATACAAACAGAGCGTGAGTTACAGTTAGCCGCACAAGGATTTGCTGCCCAACAAAAGATTGAGGAAATCCGCACAGATCAGATTGCTATGCAGACTGATGCACAGATGACTGAGGCGGCTCTTAAACACGATGAAAAGGTCTTGGCAAGGGCTAGCACATGGGTGGTTAATTTTATTGGTACTGTGCGCCCAATAGTGACCTATATCTTTGTTTTAGAGTTATGTGCTGTCAACACTTGGATTGCATACTATGTGTACAAAAACCCTCATTTGGTTTTGAACATGGATGACTTAATTAGGTTGTCTGACATTATTTTCTCTAGCGATGAAATGGCTATGCTAGGTGGAATCATTGGATTCTGGTTTGGCTCACGTTCTTGGGCTAAGAAATGAAACTAAGTAAAGCTGGCGCCGATCTAATGCACCAGTATGAGGGGTATAGAAATAAGCCTTACCTATGCCCTGCTCACATTTGGACAATCGGCTATGGTCATGTTTTATATCAAGAACAGATTAGATTGCCTGTTGTTTATTTACCAAAACATGAGGAAATGGTTGAAAAACCAACACTCCGTAAGAATTATGTCTTAAAAACTGAAGACAATCGGGTCTGGTCAAAAGATGAAATCAATTCGTTATTCGCAAGTGATGTCGAAAATTTTGAACGTGGTGTTCTTAGACTTGCTCCCTCTTTACTTGGTCGTCAAGGGGCTTTCGATGCGTGTGTCAGCTTTTCCTTTAACGCTGGATTGGGCAATTTTCAGCGCTCTACTATTCGGATGAAAATAAACCGAGGTGATTGGGAGGGCGCTGCACAGGCTTTTATGCAATGGACTAAAGGCGGCGGTAAAGAATTGATTGGTCTTGTGAATCGTAGAAAAGCTGAAATTAAACTATTTTTAGACAATGCCTAATATACCCAATCAACAAGACGCTGAACTTTTTGCCAAAAGTATTAAAAAATGGCAAGAGGTGTTGAATCTTGGTGACTGGAGAATAGAGAAGGGGACAAAACCTGCCAAGCAAGCAATGGCCTCTGTTGAGTTTAACGAAAATGCTAGGCTTGCCGTTTACCGACTAGGTGATTTTGGTGCAGAGAAAATAACTGATGAATCGCTAGACAAGACTGCTTTGCATGAGTGCTTGCATATTTTCTTGCACGATCTAATGATGGTTGCGACAGACCCTAAGTCTTCAGACGAAGATATTGAAATGCAAGAGCATAGGGTTATCAACT